ATTATAACTTATCTGTCTTACTTTGTCAAGTAGTTTTACTTTAGTATTACTTATAGGTTTATACTGTTTTACAGAATTACAATTAATCTTACTTATATGTCTTACTATTCGTTTTACACCGTGCTACACTCAAAGGTAAGACACAAAAGGAGTAAACCGATGGCGGCGAATAAGCTGATTAACTTTAGATGTCCCGATGACCTTCTGAATGCGATTGAAGCGTATGGACGTGAACACTACCCTAACGGTCGGGGTAATACTGACTTCGACCAAAGCAAAGCACTCAGAGATATTCTGATTAGTGGACTAGAAACCCTAACCAATGGAAAAGTAAAATTGGAGAGGGAACCCGTAAAATACAAGTCAGACAATAGCTCCTATGTGGAGTTGTTGGATAGGATTGCCAAACTAGAGGCGCAGCAACCCCCCGCTATTGATCCAAGCATCGAGGCGCGGATTGAAGCGTTAGAGACTGCAATCGCATTTGAGAAGGTGAGGGGGGTTTTGAAACAAAGGAATTAAGCCCAACCCAAATCCAGTCACAAAAAGAGGGAGTCGAAACCCCCTCTTTTTTAGTGATTACCTATTTTTAAAATTGCCAACCATATCTGGCTGGAGAATGTTCCCTTTTCATCGCCTAATCGTTAATCCTTTCGGCTCCAAGGGCGGCTTTTGGCTTGCCGATCTAAACATCGGTGATTCCATCATATACAACTATAATTGGAAATGTCAACATATACGTTTCAATTTCTTAAATAGGTATGTCTAATTTTAGCGATAATGTGCGAACAAAGGAGTTTAAGCTCATTCTATCCTCGGAACAAGAGCGTGTCCTAGAGGATTGGATGCTAGTCTGTAAGTGGGTTTGGAATCGTTCACTGGGATTGATAGAGGAATTTAACGAGTGGAACCCCTACGACAAAATATCAAAGTCTAACGTCCCCGCCACTCCGTTACAACGATATGATCGCAAGCTCAAGCAATGGGTACGAATTGAGATCCCAGATTGGAAGATGGGGATTGAACGAGTTGAGAAGAAAAGGGGATTCATCCATCCCGTTGCTATTGATGAGAATAGTCCAATCATTGACTCTTTGGAATCTAAAAAGTCGGTACTGTACGGGTTCTTAAAGGTGTTTGGACATCAACATCACAAGGATCGGATTGTGACTTATTTAGTCAGGGGTGAGGAGAGGAAGGTTAACTTTACTGATTGTCCTGCAAAATTTATCCAAGGGGTAGCGCATGAACTCTCCAAGGCTTGGGAGGGATTTCTGGCGGGTCGCCATAGTCGTCCCCGATTCAAAACAGCCAAAGATAAGGTGATGACTTTGATCCACTATAACGCCAAGGATCTAGGGGTTAAGGATGGTAAAATTAATATTCCTAAGTTGGGTTATGTTGAAGTAATTGGGCTTGATGACCGGTGGTATGGTTGCGATTTTAACCCGATGAAAATTTGTAAAAAAGCATCGGGATGGTATGTACAATTAACTGCATCCGTCCCTGTTAAACAAGCCAAAAAAACAGGGTTGTGTTGTGGAATTGACCCTGGACATCAATTTGTTATGGCACTGGATAATGGTCACACTATTGAGGCTGCACAACCATTGAAACGTGGGTTAAAACGTTTAAGAAAAATGCAGCAACAATTATCTCGCAAGTATCGAATGAATGGGGGGAAGACTAAGAACTGGGAGAAACTTAACAATAAGATTGCTAAACTTCACGAAAAGATCGCCCGCCACCGTCGATCTTTTAACCATTGGCATTCGACTAATTTAATTAATTGGTTTGATGTGATTTTTGTCGAAGATTACAAACCCGCCAATGTTTACCGAAAAGCTAAAGCTAAGGCAAAACTAGATACAGAGGGGGCTCCAATAGTAGCTGCAAATGGTACGGCTATCTATGAGAAAAATAACCAGAAACGCAAGCGGGGAAGTAATAGAGCAGGAAGTGATGTGGCTATCGGTCAGGCTATTAATCTATTAGAAACCAAGGGAAAGGAACACGGAAAATTAGTAATTCGGGTCGATAATTGGGGGACTACTTTATGTTGCGCAAAGTGTGGACACCAAGAGAAGAAAAAACTATCACAACGAACTCACAAATGCTCTAATTGTGGCTATACTGTCGCTCGTGATGTTAACTCAGGACAGAATATTAAACTGAAAGGTTTGGCTCAAATGGCAATCAATCAAGGTGTGGAGTTATCCGATAATTTCTGGTATAAATTCTTGATTGATAAAAATTCGGCAACCCCTAGCGGTTCTAAGAAGGCGACCAAGAAAAAGCCTAAAAAGTCAGACACCGTAATCATTCCAGATGATTTGTTTAAAAATGGGGTTCACGAATTTTTGATCGGTGAAACCGCCAAAACTCGTGCTATAATAAATGAAATGAGCTTAGGTAATTTCGATAGAAACGCCTGAAACACTTGCGGATTAAGCTCTCGCAATAGGTGATTGCCTGTTTTAAGGATTGAAACTTTAGAATCCAAGGGATGCACGGGCATCACTCATAATCTCGCAATAGGTGATTGCCTGTTTTAAGGATTGAAACATGCAACATTCAATAACCACCCGTTCCCCTATCTGAGCTCGCAATAGGTGATTGCCTGTTTTAAGGATTGAAACTGTTAATGGATGACGCGATTGAATCTTGTTCAATGCTCGCAATAGGTGATTGCCTGTTTTAAGGATTGAAACCGTGTTGCCGCCAAACAGCAAAAATCAAACATCTGTCTCGCAATAGGTGATTGCCTGTTTTAAGGATTGAAACATTTGATGACGAGACACTAATACAGGTTAAGTATGCCTCGCAATAGGTGATTGCCTGTTTTAAGGATTGAAACATTGCATCTCATAATTAGAATCGAATCCGCTAGACTCGCAATAGGTGATTGCCTGTTTTAAGGATTGAAACTCAACTAAATTTGTTTGACCTCACATCCGGGGGTCACTCGCAATAGGTGATTGCCTGTTTTAAGGATTGAAACTACATGAATTAACGCATGGGCTTAAAGCCCTTAGATCTCGCAATAGGTGATTGCCTGTTTTAAGAATTGAAACCCGTTACGGGTTCCGGTGTTGGGGTTGGTTCCTGGCCAGCTCGCAATAGGTGATTGCCTGTTTTAAGAATTGAAACCGACTGGCACTTGTTCCCTGAGCATCACACAAAGCTCGCAATAGGTGATTGCCTGTTTTAAGAATTGAAACGATTGGAGTAGATTAGAGTAGGCGGGTCAACTGGTAGGGACTCGCAATAGGTGATTGCCTGTTTTAAGGATTGAAACCATCCAGGGACGCGCGTAAGCATTTGAGAATCAAGTCATCTCGCAATAGGTGATTGCCTGTTTTAAAGATTGAAACGAAACTTAATTCAATTTAAAAACATCTTACAAGAAAGTAGAAGGGGCGTTAGTCGGGAGGGGGACTGTAACAAATGACAGAAATAAAAGGAAAGTATCAAGTCTCATTGTGTAGAGGTAAAAGTTGTTGCCCTCAATTAATTATTAAAGATGACAGGTACATTATCACTGATGACATTGGGGGAAGTGTTGTATTAGAGAAATCGAATATTGATGAATTAATCAATCAGTATCAGGAATACAGTGACTTGAAATCACTCAAAAAATGGTCATTGGGTAAATAATGTTATCTGATTTAATTGTTTTTCTGTTATTATCTCTCGGTTTGCGGTGGTTTATTTTTAAGCATTCCCTACTCCATCCTGTTCGGGTGTGGCTTGAAAATTCCAAAGCGCAATCATTTTTTAGTAAATTGTTTCAATGCCCTTACTGCCAAACGTTTGAGGCATCAGTGATCGTTTATTTGATCCTGATGCCTTTTAATGTTTATGTCGGGTTTCTGGCGAGTTTGTTTAATGGATATGTTGCGATCGCAATTGAATATTTAATCGAATCCCAGATTGATAAATTCGAGGAAAGGAATAACTCAACCGATCTTTAGTTATCTATTACATCAAAAAAACCTGCCTCCCAATTCATCAAATATCCATTATGGTCATATTCATATTTTGTTATTTTTCCATCCTCTGCAATTAAACAAATCCCTATATCCATTGCTTCAACCCCATTGGCAATTAAATGACCAAATTTGTTAACAATTGCTTGGCATTACTACCTCTATATTTCCCGTAGTAATCTACTGATAATGTCGCTTCTAGTCCCATCTCCCCGAATTACTAGCGCGTCAAGTTTTGCCAATAGGTCATTTTCTATATTAACAAGAAACCGCGTTTTTCCAGGCTTGGTGCAATTTTCCCCTTTTGAATTCAAAAAAATATCGGCGTCAAAATCTTGTGGGAAAGTTTTAATGTGGAGAGTGCATTCGTGTCGATTTCCATTATGTTCAGATGGAGCCTTAATCGTTTTAAGTAATCCCCATCTAGTTAATTGAGCAAGAATGCGGGAACGTCTTTCCATACTGAACCCCAAATCTCTTAGATCACTGGGTTTAGCTTCGCAACCATTAGGCAAAGCTTTAAGCCAGTCAATAACAATTTTGTAGTCTTCTTTATGCAGATAATGTGCCATAGTCTACTTCTCAAAACTTTTAATTCAATCAAGATTAATTATACCCAAAGGGTAGAGATTGAACCTCTACCCTTTTTAATGCTTGGTTTTAATTAAGTATTCTGTTAATTATTCACCGATAATCATTTGGCGATCGCCTTTTTGATTTGCCCACAATTCCCGAACCAATTCAACAGATTCAGCCGGAATATAGTCAGTCTGAACCGGACGCATTGCTTTAGAAATTAGATGATCGTGTCCGCAAGATTCTAACCATTTTTCCAACTCCTTGCCAGACTTGAATTTTAATTCCTTGCCAAGTTGAGCTAAGGACTTCCCACGAAATACAGCCAGTTGCTTGCCATCTTCATTCATAACAACCGACTCGAATTGGGTTTCGGTTTCTCTCACCACCGCTTCGGGGCGACCTTGAATGAGTGCCAACATTCCTGCACCGTGAATGGTGACGATAGAGGCACTGGATTCTAAAACAAATCGCTGATCTTTCATGGAACTGGCTTGGGCTTCGGCAATTCGGACTTGCAGTCGGAGTGCTTCTAATTCATCGTGTTGCTGAGGAATGACGGTTTCCGCTTCACGGGTTTTAACCACAAAGTAGGCTTGGGCTTGGGCGATTTCCGGTTTGCGGACATCACCGTTCATCGCAATGAGATATGCCGCGTAACGAGATAGTTTATAGTTCTGTTGCTTAGATCCCCCTCCTTGAGAGCGTTTCACCAGATTGAACTCAACCTCAAAGTGGTGTTCTACATTTTCACCGTGAACCCGACAAGATACAATTGCCCTTTGAGTGACTTCGTTGAATTGTCGCCAGTTTGTATACCCCAACAGAACCATTAACTCCCGTGCCATCCAATACTCGCAACCTTCACGATCAATGCGCTTAATAGAGTCGAACGGAGATTTTGACTGATTGTGATCTTGATTGCCAGACAATGCTAAACTAGACATAGGAAACCCTCCTTTGGGTTGTTATAAGTAATTTTTGAGAAAAGCTGGAGACTTACTACTTCCTCCGGCTTTTCTCATTCCTATATTATACACCAAATTAACAGGAGCTTGAATAAAAAACGGGGTATTTAGCAAGTAAATAATATTAAAATTGTGCGGTGGTAAATTATATTAAATACCCTACAATAATCCCTAGATATCCCCATTATCTTCATCTTCTAAACTTTGGATATGGTCAAATACTACGCCCGTTTGATAGATTTGTTCATGGAGTGTGGCAATGGCTTTAACCGTCTCTACTGCCATCCTTCCGTGAATATGCGTCCCTGATTTGGTTAACTTGCCACAGGCTTTCATTGGGTCATCGCTCTTGGATGCTTGACTATAAGCCTTTGCACTAACAGCAATAGAAGATGATGCGATTACGTCTAACCCACGCAAATAAACCTCCATCCTTTTGATTCCATCCTCAAGATCCTTTTTGTATTTCTCTCTATTTTCTTCAATCATTGATTTAATTGCCTCCATTTTTTCGTTAATAATCTCTCGTTTCCTTTCTTCCCAAATGGGTTGTTTTTTCCAGTGTCTTATTATCCCTTCTGAAACTCCAATCTGACTGGCAACCTCTCTGTTGGACAGGGATGGGTTGTCAAGAAATGCCTTAACAGCATCTTTGATCAGATGTGCCTTACCTCCCTTTATTTCGCAACCTTACGCAATAACAACACTTTAAAGTTAACATAGTTGAAAACATTGCTACAACTTAAATATGACTAAACCTAAAATTACTGAGACTGATATCTCTAAATTGACTCCCGATCCTAACAATGCAAGGAAAAGAACACCATTGTCGGCAAGCGTTATTAGGAAATCAATTGAACAATTTGGGATGACTCGGAGCATTGTCACCGATGAAAATGACGTTATTTTGGCGGGTAACGGGGCGTTTGAAGAAGCGGGTCAATTGGGTATTGAAAGGGTGATCGTCGTCGAAACAACGGGTAATGAGATAGTGGCGGTGAAACGGACAAACCTTACTGCCGAACAGAAAACTCAATATGCCATTGCTGATAATACGGCTTCTGATTTCTCAACATGGGATTTTGATATTTTGAGTGAGTTAACTCAGGAAATTGATCTATCTGAGTTTTTCCCTGATGATAAATTGAATGAATTATTAGAGTCATTGGGTAAAGGTGAAAGTTTTGGCGTTGCTGAACAGAGGGAAGAAAACGAGGAAGAAATTGCCGAACTTCTGGATAAGGTAGATGAGATTGAAAGCCGTGTTAAGTTGGGTGAAATTTGGCAGTTAGGGCGGCACAAATTAGCTGTAGGTGATTCTACTATTGAGAAGAATGTTAGGGCTTTGTTAGGCGATCGCATAGCTTCATTAATTCACGCAGATCCGCCCTATGGCATGGGTAAAGAAAAGGACGGGGTTCTGAATGATAACCTCTACAGGGATAAGCTAGATGATTTTCAGATGAAATGGTGGAGGGCTTGCCGGGGTTCTGTTGCTGATAATGCCAGTGCTTATATTTGGGGTAATGCTGAGGATTTATGGCGGTTGTGGTATAAAGGCGGGTTGAAAGATTCGGAACGGTTGACGTTAAGAAATGAGATTGTTTGGGCAAAAGGTGACGCGGGTGCGGGTGGGATAAGTCATCAAGGGATGGATGGGTTAAGACTATATCCACAACAGACAGAACGCTGTTTATTTTTTATGGTTGGTGAGCAAGGTTTTAATAATAATGCTGATAATTATTGGGATGGGTGGGAAAATATTAGAGTTTATTTAAAAACAGAACTTCAGAAAGTTGGTGATATTAAATGGGCAAAAAGAGCCGCCGGACATTCAGAAAAAAGCGGATGCCATTGGTTTGATAGTTCTCAGTGGACAATGCCAACAGAGGAAGTCTACAAGGCATGGCAGGACGAAGCAAAAGGCAAAGCCTTTAAGCGGGAATATGACGACCTTAAGCGGGAATATGACGACCTTAAGCGGGAATATGACGACCTTAAGCGGGAATATGACGACCTTAAACGGGAATGGTACGAGACACGGGCTTACTTCAATAACACCCATGAAAACATGACCGATGTTTGGGAATATCCCAGAGTTCAAGGTGAGGAGAGATGGGGTCACGCAACACCCAAACCCGTTGATATGATTGCCAGAATTTATAAAAGTAGCTCACCCGATGACGGGGTAATTTATTCCCCTTTCCTTGGTAGTGGCACGGATATTGTCGCAGGGGAAAAATTAGAAGGCGATCGCACGGTTTTCGGATTCGAGCTATCGCCACAATATTGCACCATTATTTTAGAAAGATTCGAGAAACTAACAGGAATTGAACCTAAATTAATCGGGAAATTGCCAGACTAATTAACATTAATTGTGGTATAATAGTTAATAGTAAACGCCCTTCGCGGTACGTCAAATACCCAAGGGCTGTAAACCTAGCATACAGGATCACAATGAATAACTTTAGCAAAGAACTAGCTTTAAGTTTACTCGGTTCCGGTAAAGAATACCCCGTTGATTTTGAAGACGCTTGGCAATGGTTGGGATATTCGAGTAAACAGGCTGCCAAAAAGAAGCTAACCCGCAACTTTGAACAAGAGGAAGACTATTTATCCGAATGGATGAAAACCCCAGATGGCGGTCGTCCTAGCGAATCCATCTATCTCACCGTCGATTGTTTCAAGGCATTAGGGATTGATTGTTTTAATGTGTTATACTATTAAAACAATCACACAACACTTTAACAATAAATGAACATCGAAATATCTTCTGTTACGCCCCATCTAATTGAAGATTTAGCTAAGACAGGAATTTATTCTATTACACAAAAGAGTACGGGAAGAAAATATATAGGGAGTACATCGGAAAATTTTTACCAAAGATGGAGGCGACATTTAAGCGAACTAAAAAAAGGTAATCACCATAGCCAGTTTTTGCAACGAACCTGGGATAAATATGGCTCCGATGATTTTGTATTTGAGATTATTGAATTTCACGACGTACTATCTGTTTTAGATAATTTATCTTTATTGAATTTAGAACAGTCTTATTTGGATAAATTAACTCCAGAGTTCAATATTTCACCTTCTGCACATAGTAGAAAAGGGGTGAAAGTATCGGAAGAAACCCGCACTAGAATCAAAGAAGCAAGAAAATATCAAGTAATGAAACCCGTTAAAGAAGAAACAAAGAAAAGAATTTCAGAATCAAATAAAGGAAAACATGAGGCAAGTATTGAAACTAGAAGAAAAATGGCTGAAGCAAAAAGAGGATTACCACTTAGGGCTATAAATACTTATGTCTTAACATCTCCACTTGGTGTTGATATCACGGTAAATAACCTAAAAGATTTTTGTCGAGAAAATAATCTGAATTATCAAAACCTTTTTCATGTTATAAGAGGGAATAGAAAATCTTCTCAGGGATGGAAAATAGTCAAGATAAATCCCTAGAGATGGCGGGCACGGAAAAGGGGCGGGAGACTCGACAATATTTCCTGCGGTGCGAGAAGGAATTGAAAAACGCTCATGGAATTAATTTACTAGACAAGCCTTCACCTCAACTGATTAGTGATGCGGTTATGGCAGTTTTCCGACCCACCAATGTTGACCCAACACTTATCTCAGGGGTCATTGCCAACAACATCGCTAAAACTTATCCGGCGTTAGCTCCTGCGATGGAAGAAGCCAAAAAACATCTAACCGTCGAAGTTAAGGAAAAACTTCTGACACCCACCGAAATCGGATTAATCTTAGAAAAGCGCACTGGCATCAAATACAGTGGCAGGCGAGTTAATCAATTGTTAGCCGAGAATGGATTGCAAACTCCTAACCCCACGGGGAAAGATCCGGCTTGGGTTCCAACTCCAGAGGGGAGTGCTTTTTCTAAACTATTACTCGCTGCGCAGAAGGGCGTTAAGGATGCAACCCGTCAACATTTGCAGTGGTTTGAATCTGTTGTAGATGTTTTGGCGGTTTAGAAGGTTGAAACAACAAAAACCCCAGGGCTTGAATCCTGGGGTTTTTGTGTTGTTGGGAGTGCGATCGCTTAACCTCCACTCATTTCAACTCCTAGTGGAGTTAAAGAAAAAACCATATCATCAGCTTTTCCGTTGCCCTCGTAGTCGTCTACGAAAGCCAGTCCTTTTTTTGCTAGAGAGGAAATAACCCCTCTAGCTTTAGAAGATTCTATACCAGAGTTTTTGATGATAGAGAAAACCCAGACAGGGTCTTCAGCTGGATCTCCATATTCATTGTCCCGACTGGAGTGCAGGACTTTCTTTTCTAAATCTGTTAATTCAATCATTGTCTTTTCCTTGGTTTTTTAATTGATCAACCCCTTCCTGTCTGTCTCTCTCCCGTCGCCTTTCGGCGCACAATCTTTTCTGTTCGCGCCGATTTTCCTGTTGCTCTGGGGTTAAGTTGGCAAGGTAGCGTTTCCGCCGTTCCCTTGCTTTCTCCGTACCCTCGTATTTCAGATCCCGATCCTTGCCCTTCTGGGTTGCCTTGTATCTTTGTTGGGCTTCCCAGATGGAGGGTTTCCAGTCTTCGGTCATGTGATAAACCAGTAATATTTCTTTAACCCTGTACTTCTCCCGTTATTGGGGCAATCCTCACCCATAACGAGGTTTCCGTCATTGGTGGGATAACCGTCTTCAGTTTCCCCGACTATTGAGAGCATGGCTCTATTTAGTGTGGAGACTGAGCAAATAACGTCCTTTTCTTCTTTCAGTTTTTGGGCTAATTCTTTGGTAGAAACCCCGTCAATCCATCCGGGGTCGCTGTCAATTATCCCCTTAATTGTTGTTTTTAATTGCTCTGCTTTCATCTGTCCTCTGTTTGCGTGTTTACTGAATCCCTAGCCGCTTGATGTTTGGCTAGGGTGTGGGGATGGTTAATTGTTTACAAGACTCATAGCTTCTTTCATGCTAAAGAAATAAGTATCGCGGGGGGATTTCAACCCTTTGATCCAAAACCCGTGTCCTTTATTCCATCCATATAATACGTTGTAACCCGCTTTACGAAGTGCTAACAGTGCCTTGAGTGCGTGTTGATATCTTTTTTTGTCCTGGTTTTCTTCGAGTCGAATTAAATCTACATCGGGCGTGAAAACCTCAACTGTTTCTGTTTGCTCAACAACTTCTTTAGGTGCTTCGACAATGTATTGAATCGTCATTGTTTCACCGTCGTATAAATACTCGTCACCAACTTTTAGATCGGGAAGATGACCAATAAACTGAATGCCTACAAGGTATGTCCGTGATGACATTTTCCAGCTAACCACAGCAACCCTTTTTCCTGCTTCGGTGGAGAATTTTTTAGCTAGTTCGCCAGCTTCTTGTTTCCGTGTTTCAACCGCTTCTTGAATTTGACTTTTGTAGATTGCCATTTGATTTGTCCTTTGCTTGTGTGTTTATTGAATCCCTAGCCGTTTGATGTTTGGCTAGGGTGCGGGGTTTAATTAATCGTCATCTTCATCTATAAATACAGGAGTTGGGATTAATCCCCGTTGTGCATCCATCATCACTTTTTCTGCTTTTTCAATTGAATCAAAGCGTTGTTTGCCTTCAATGTTTTTGATTAAAAATCCGGTAGCTCTTTGAACGACGTTATACCAAATAGCATATCCATCCTGGTATTCGTCCTCACAAACCTTGTAATCATCGGTTCGGGGTAGTGTTAACTCAGGGTAAGACTCTATTTTTCCAATGTGACGTTCAATCTCTTGATCAATATTGCCGTGTAGATAAGAAACAAAGCCTTCAAGTGTAAATTCTTTTAATGTATTCCATGCTCCGTACCGCCAAACTGTAGCCCACTTACTTACAAAATCTTCGCTCATAGCTCCATAGATTTCTGTGTATTTTTGTGTGGATTCTTTCTTGTCAAAGATCGTGGTCATTTGATTAGTCCTCTGTGGTTGCGTGTTTCAATAATCTAAATATAGTAGGTCTACGGCTATATGTCAAGCGTTTTTATAAAATATTTTTTAGATTAGCTGAACTCCTTGCTATGTAAGGAGTTCAGTCTTTTGGTTAATCCTCAAATTTTGCCTTGAGAGCCAGCATAGCCTTTTTCTTCTTATGCCTTAAATAAGATTCGGCATCGGTCAATTTCCTGCCTGGAAAAATAGACGGCCTACCCATAGGCTTAGGATCAGAAGATTTTTTGGGATGGATTCTCGGTCTTCCCACGGGCTTAGGATCGG